CGAAAAGGTTATTACAATTAATGACCTTTTAATCTCATCAGTATTCTTATCAAATATTGAAGAGGCAAAAAACCATTATGATGTAAGAAGTGCATACTCTACTGAAATCGGTAGAGCTTTAGCTTTCACTAAAGATAAGCACATTTTACAAACTATTGGTCAAGCGGCACAGGCTTCAGCAAACGTATCTGACAGTGGATATGCTTCTGGAACTGTTTTAACAAACACTTCAATCGCTTCAGCAACAGACGCAACTGCGGCTAATGCTATGATTGATAGTTTGTTTGCGGCGGCAAAACAATTAGACGCTAACTACGTTCCTTCAGAAGGCAGAAAATGCTTTATGAGATTGGAAGAATACTACAAATTAGCAAACGCTACAAATGCAGTGAATGTTGATTTCAGTGGTAGAGGTTCAATCGCTGAAGGTAGAGTGACTAAAATTGCAGGTATTGAATTAGTACCTGTAGCTCACTTTGTATCGTCTAATGTTAACTCTGGTGTAGACCAAGGTTCAGCAACAGCAGGTGGTTCTAACCCTCAAGCGGTAGACCTATCTAACTACGTTGCTCTTGTATCTCACCCTTCAGCAGTTGGAACTGTTAAGCTAATGGATTTAGCTGTTGAGAAAGAGTACGACATTAGAAGACAAGGTACTCTAATGGTAGCTAAGTACGCAATGGGTCATGGAGTATTAAGACCTGAAGCGGCAGTAGGTATCAAAGAAGCGTAATACTTCTACTTACATGGGGCGGCATATTATTTGAACCGCCGCCCTGTGTTCAACAATTTAATATAGAGGATAGATGGCAACACAAATTACACCAACCACAGAATTACAAGCTGTAAATATAATGCTTTCAACAATAGGTGAAAGTCCAGTCAACAGTATTACAGGTACAACTACCGTAGATGTAAGTACAGCAAAAAATATTCTTAATGAAACATCTATGTCTATTCAATCACAAGGGTGGAACTTTAATACACACACAGATTATAAATCATTATCATTAGATAGTGATAGTAAAGTACCCCTTCCTTCAAACTGCGTTAAGGCAGACGCTAATTCCCAATTCAGACATTTAAACTACACAATTAGAAGTGGCTTTCTATATGATATGGATAAGCATACTGATGTATTTACTTCAGCTCCTTCTTCAGTTGATTTAGTATTAGTACAACAGTTTGAAGATTTACCAGAATACGCAAGACAATATATTACATTGAAAGCGGCAAGAAGATTTGCGGCTAGATTTATTGGTGACAGAGAAATTACACAATTAATTGGTCAAGATGAAAACGAAGCACTTATGGCATTTCATCAAGCAGATAGTCAAGAAAGTGATGTAAACATACTTTCAGGAGACAGTAATACTTTTTCAATAATTAATAGAACTACTAGAAGGACTTATTAATTATGGGTAGTGTTGTTTCACAATCTATTCCTAACTTTTTGAATGGCATGTCTCAACAGACACCAACTCAAAGAGGTATTAATCAAGGAGCAGACCAAGTAAATTTACAAAATGGTTTAGTAGATGGTCTATCAAAAAGACCACCTTTAGATTATATAGCAACAGTAGATAATTCTAATATTTATTCTAACAAAACTAAATTTTGGTCAATACAAAGAGATGCAAGTAATCAATACATTGTAGCTTTATATAATGGTGGGATTAAAGTATTTGATTTAGCAGGTAATGAAAAAACAGTTACAGTTGCAAGTGGCTCAAGTTATTTAACTTCTACAAATCCTAGAGAAAACTTTAAGTTAGTTAACATTGCTGATTATACATTTATTGCTAACACAGCAACAACAGTAGCGGCTGACAGTACAACGTCTGCGGCTAAAGTAGAAGAGTTTTTAATTGTTTGTAAACTAACAAACTATGGTAGAGAATATAAAGTTGCATTGAAACACCCATCAATGGCACAAGAACTAGAAGTAATCTTTCAGTTACCTACAGGTAATGATGCGTCTACTGATAGTAAATTTAGAGATACAAATAAAATTACAGATATACTTTTATATGGACACTCTAGCACACACTGGGACAGTGCGGCTGATGGTATAGGATTTAAAGTAGTTAGAACAGATAACAACAGTACAGTATCAACAAATCAAGGTTTAGCTAACTATTCTGGTTTTACAAATTATTTTTCATTTGAAGCATTTGATAGTGTTATCTATGGAAAACCTACAGATAATAATTCTAACTATACCATAACTTCTTCTGATGGTTCTGGTAATACAGCTATGTATGCTATTAGAGATGAAATACAAGATTTTAGTAAGTTACCTTTTTATGGAAAAGAAGGTGTTATCTTAAAAATTACAGGTGAAGAAGGTGATACATTATCTGATTATTATGTAAAATTTTCTGGTAAGTCTGGTGTATGGAATGAAACTATAGCACCTGCAACTTCTGTAGGTTTAGATAATTCTACAATGCCACACGCATTGATTAACAATAACAATGGTACATTTACATTTCAACAATTAGATTGGACAGATAGAACGTGTGGAGATATTGACACAAATCCTAATCCAACTTTTGTTGGTAAAAAAGTTAACAACCTTACATTCTACAAAAATAGATTAGGTATATTATCAGGAGAGAATTTAGTATTAACAGAAAATGCTTCTTTCTTTAATTACTTTGCAACAACATCTACACAAGTTTTAGATACTGACCCTATTGATATAGCGGCTTCAGGTACACAAGTTAACACACTTAAAAACTCTGTAGGATTTAATGAAAGTTTATTATTATTTTCTGATACAGCACAATATAAATTAGATAGTTCAGGTGAAAGTATATCACCTACAACAGCTATACTTAATGAAGTATCGTCATTTGAACATGATGACAAAGTAACACCAGTATCAGCAGGTAAGTTTGCATACTTTGCACAAGCAAGAACAAACAATACAGCAATAAGAGAATACTTTGCTGATGATGATACACTTACAAATGATGGTATGGACATTACAGTATCAGTAGGAAACTTAATACCTACTAACTGTTATCAAATTATAAGTAATACAACAGAAGACACACTTATATTTCTAGCGTCAGATACAGCAGATAGTCAAACAGCACCTTATAGTGGCACAGTGTCTACAACATACGCTAACACAATGTATATCTATAAGTATTTCTTTGATGGTGGTGAAAAGGTACAGAACGCATGGTCTAAATGGGAATTTAATGGTGTTAAGATTATTGGTGCTATGTCATTAGAAAGTTTTATCTATGTATTAGCGTCAGAAGGAACTACTACAAAATTATTAAAAATAGATTTAAGAAATTTAAAAGATACAACAATAGGACATGGTGTTTACATTGACCTTAAAACATCTGTTACAGGGACGTATGACAGTGCAACAGATTTAACTACGTTTACTTCACCGTATGGTGCTAGAACTGGGTTGATAGCAGTAGATAGAACAAATGGTAATAACTATACAGCTACAAACACAACAGGTTCTACATATACAATACAAGGAGACCACACAGCGTTATACATTGGTGTTCCTTACGAAAGTAAATACACATTGTCTACGCAGTATGTAAGAGAAAACACAGGTAGAGGATTAGTAGCTGTTACATCAGGTAGATACCAAATTAGAAATATATCATTTAATTTTGAAAACAGTGGTTTCTTTCAAGTAGAAGTTACCCCAGAAAATAGAGATACATTTACAACTATTATGAATGGTTATGTCATTGGTACATCTACTTCAGTAATAGGACAACCTGCTATTTCTACAGGTACACTAAGAGTACCAGTACAAGCAGAAAACACACAGTTTACATTAGATATTAAATCTTCATCACACTTGCCTATGTATATCGCAGGGGCAGAAGTTGAAGGTTACTATCATAATAGAGCTAGAAGGATTTAATGAAAGAGAATTATGTACGTCCTGCAAAATTAGCGGACAGTTTAGAGTTAGCACCTAAGATTAGAAAAGGTGACAGACAAGAGATTATGGCTTCAGATGGTGCATCACCATTAGAAGCATTAGTCATTCCATTTACACAAAAGAATACAAAAATTTATTCTATTATAGGCACACAGTCAGAAGGTGTTATTGGAATGTTTGGTTCTACTCCATCAAAAGAAAAAGGTTACGGAGTAGTGTGGTTATTATCTAGTGAAGATTTGTTTAAACATACAAAACAATTTATTCAAGAATGTCCTAAATGGATAAACGATATGAGTAAAGGTTATCAATATGTTTATAACTTTGTAGATGAAAGAAATTGGAAAAGTTTAAAGTGGTTACAATTTTTAGGATTTGAACCAAAAACAAAAATAGGAGATTTCGGTATCGGTAAGATGCCATTTTTATTAATGATGAAGGAGATAAAATAAATATGTGTACTGTTCAAGCGGCACTTCAAGTAGCAGGAGCAGTTGTTTCATATCAACAAAAGAAAGCTGATAACAAAGCTATCAGAAGAGACCAAAAAACAACAAGAAGAAATGCCGATAGAGGATATTTACATGACATGGTTAAGATTGACCAAGAGAAAGTCAATGCTGACATGGAGAAAACTAAAGCAGAAATAAAAAGTAAAGCAGAAAAGAATTTAGAAGTATCTCAAAAAATAAACTTAGGTTTTGGTAACAATACTAAAATTGTACAATCTATAGGCTATCTATTTGATGATGACTGGAATGAAATAACAAGTGGTTATGACAAAGATGTACAAATATTTCAAAATCAACAAACAGAAGCATACGCTAATTTATCAAAAACTTATAACAGTTTAAGACCTCCAACAGAACCATCAAGAACTGGATTACTTCTTGATGTTGCTAGTACATCATACGAGGCTTACGAAGCAAATCAAACAAAAGCGGAGGCTAAGAAAACATCATAATGGCAAAATATAATAGACAAGCAACTAACAAATATTACGGTGCGGCTAACGCAGGGTATGTAGCAACAGGTAGTGCTACTGATGGTTTAGCTAAATCATTAGAAAATGCAGGATATAAAATTGGAAAAGCAGAAACTTTAAGAATAGATAGAAAAAAAGATAAAGCTATTGCAAAAATAGATGAGTTATATGCAAGTGGTAAAACATTTGAACAAATACAATCAGAAATTATTGCAAACAAACACCCAGATTTAACTGGTAAATACATTGAAGCTACTACAAATTATCATGCAGGTAGAGTTAAAGCACATGAAGTTATAAATACAATAAAAGCAAATAAAGATAAGTATGACATAGAAGACCAAAGCATGACTTTAGATATATTCTACAAGCAATACATGCCTGATACCTCTTCTATGGACAGTGCAACATTACTAGGATTTACAACACAATTTAATAAATTTAAACATGCAGATGGTTTAGCAGATGCAGAAAACCGAGCTAATTTAAACAGAGATACTAAAATAAGAAACGGTGTTGGTTTATTAGATGAGATACCTACTGAAAATTTAAAAGCAGAATTAGGAGATTTTATTAAAGGTTTACAAATACCTACACCTGCTAGAGACGGTTCTACTGAAAGTAATTTGTTACACACTAATCAAGAAACTCTTGCTATTGTAAGAAGAAGTATTGAAGAAATTATTTCTACAGCTAAAACTGAAGCTGACTTAGAAAGAGCTGATGTATTGTTAAATACTAACTTAGGTTATACAAAAAATGGCAGTGCAATAGGTACTATTGCTTCAAGAAAATCTAAAGAAATTTTAGTCTTACAAGAAAAGTTAGAAAAGAAAAGAAGAGCTTTAATTATAAATGATAGAACAGAAAAGAACGAACAAGAGAAGAAAGAAATAAAAGAGTTAAATGCTTCTATATTTGAAGAAGTAGAAGTAGAGGGTACTGCTGATGGTGAAGTAATAACTAGACCTAAGAACCATGACGAGTTAATGGAAATAAGAGATAAGCTAGAAAAATATGGTGTACCATCTTATGTAGATAACTTTGATAGACTTATGTCTAATAACCAATACATTGATAATGACCCTGCTGTATACAATGAATTAGTGTCTAGTATTTATGATGGTGCATTTACTAGCCAAGAAGAAATAGCAGAAGCTATAAATTCTTTAAATATAGACCCTAGATTATTAGCACCAACATTATCTTTATTTGAGGCTTGGGAAAAGTCTAGCACTAAAAGAGGTTCTATACATACTAACGAAGCTGTTTACAAAGACGGACTTAAATATATTGAAAACGCTGTAAAAGGTAACTTTACATCAAATGGAATATTAAAAGAAAATGCTCCTCAAGCTATTAGAAATGCACACAATTACATGAAGAAAGAGTTGTACAAGTTTGAATTTGAATATGAACAAAAAAACGGAAAACAACCTTCAACTAAAGAACGTGAAGATTTCTTACAAATGTTAGGTGATATAGTTATTAAGAAATACACTGAAGGTAATGTAAGTCCAGTTATGAAATCTATGACTGAGTATGAAGCAGAAATAAAAGAACAAGAACAAAAAGATAAAATTAAGAAAGAGAAATATGAACAAGCAGGTGTATCTGAAGTTATGGAAAATATTAATAAACTATTAGCAGACAATGAATTAGCTAATACTAAATTAATAACTGAAACATTAGATAAATTTGACCCTTCATTCTTAGGTTTACCGTTTACAGGTGATGACAGTGCGTTTGGTGAAAGTGATGCTGAAAGTAAAATTAGATTTGCAAATGAACAATTACCATCAGTTATTGCAAATATTTTACAAGGGTCAGGATTTAATCAAACTGTAATGGACGCTTTAGAACAAGGTGATTATGAAAATTTAGTAAAAACTATTGTAACTAATTTAGGAAATAACGTGACTGTTGAACAAGTAGATGCGGCGTTAACTCAATTAAGAAAAGGTAATTAATAATGGCAACTTCTTTAAATAAAAGTAGCACAATAACTACAAATACTCTTGCAGAAGATTTACAAAAACCTGACACTGCTGAATTAGCTTTAGAAGAAATACAAACAGAAAAATTTTATAACACACTAAAAAGTTATTATTCATACAGAGAAGCAGATAATAAATTTATGAACATGTCTCATGCAGACTTGTTAGATTATTTTTATACAGATAGGTCTTGGAGAAACAATAATACTGTATCTATGGGTATGGATTTTGCAAATGTATTTGGTGAAGAGGACGAAAAAAGATTAGCAGAATTTTCTTACATACAACAAACCTATGCACAGTTACCATCATTTTGGAATGACCCAAATAGAAGTTTTGGTTCATGGTTAATTGATAATGGTGGTGCTATGTTAGCTGACCCAGTAAACGTAATTGGGTTAGGTGTTGGTGGTCAAGCCGCTAAACAAGGATATAAAGCCGCTTTGAGAGTTGCTCTTAAAGATAAGATGGCAAAAGAAATATCTGAAATAACAATTAAAGAAGCCGCAAAAGAAGCACAACAGTTAGCTCTTGGTAAAGCAATAAAAAAAGGTGCATTAACTGAAGGTTTTATTAATGCAGGTATTGCAGGTGGACAAGATATAATGTTACAAAATACTGCTGTTAAAGCAGGTATACAAGACGAAGTTAGTCTAAAACAATCAGGCATAGCAACTGCCGCAGGTTTTGGTTTTGGTACTATCTTTGGTGCAGGGTTTACCGCAGGTGCTTTTAAATTAACAAATAGAAGTCTTGCAAAAAACTCTGTCAAAAATCTAAACGACATTCACAATTATGGTAGAAGCACTACTACAGGTTCTAAATTATTTGATGAACTAACTATCACAAACAAATCTAAAAAAGCAGATGTCAATGCTCCTAAAAACGAAAAACCCCCAAAAACTACAAAAGAATATCTTAAAAAATTAAGAGGCGATAAAATAAAAGCAGACGATAAACCACCTAAATTAGCTATTAATGCTACTAAACAAAAAGATGGTGGTTACGAAGCATTTGTTAAAAATAAAATTGCTGAAGTTACAGAAGGATTAGAAAAGAAAACTATCACTAAAGAGCAAATGATAAAAGAGACTGTAGAGTTAGGTCAAGATGAAAAATTAATGAGAAGACTAGCTAACAACATGGCTAACTCTGATGAATTTACAAAAATGTATGTTACTGTAATTTCACAAGCTGATGGAATAAGAACAAGATTTGATAAGATAGGGGCGTTATCAACAGAATTAAATAGACCTGACTTATCTGATGCAGAGATAGATGATATATTAAAAGAGATTGCTAAATACGATAGTGAAATTACACAACGTATTCTTATAAAGAAAAAAGGTTCAGAAAATGTAGCTAGAGGTTTAGTAGCTCATCAAGTAGACGCTAAAGGAAATAGAGCGGCAGAGTTAGTTACACAACCAGAAGACCCTGCATTACTTATTAAGAAAAAAGGAACTAGAGAACAACAAATAGAATTTTGGAGAACTGTTGGTCAACTTGGAGATAGAGAACAAATTATATCTGCAATGCAAAATGTTAAAAAGATTGATAGATGGGACTTAGCGGCAGAGTATGTTAACAATAACTTACTTTCTTCACCTGATACACACATATTAAATATTGTATCTGGTCTTACACAAACAGTATGGAAACCTGCTACTATGTTATTAAGAGGTGCTAACATGTTACCTAGAGACACAGTTAGAGCAGGTCAAATAATGAGAGAAGCATTACTTACATTTGTGTATCAATTTGCATACACAGGTCATGCTTTAAAAAGAGCAGGTAAATCATTTTGGCAAGGTAGACCAATTTTAGATTCTGCACAAATGAAATACGATAGTAATATTAGACAAGGTCAATTACAAAGATGGATAAATGAATTTGGTAAAACTTTTACAGACAGATTAGGTATAGTAGGTAAAACTATACAACTAGGTCAAAGAGCTACCAGTGCAACTATAACTTCACCATTAAGAATATTAGCGGCAGGTGATGAATTTCTTAAATCAATGATGTTTAAAGCTAGAATGTCTGCGGCTATTAATACTAAAATTATAGATGAAACACCTGACTTTTCTTTCTTAAAAGGTGATGCGTTTAGAAAAAAATATAAAGAAAGAGCTAAAGAGTTAGAAGCAGAATTTATAGATGGTGATACAGGTAGAGCTGTAGAAATAGGTAATACTGTAGAAGATAGATTAAATGCACCATTACATTATGCTAGAGAAGGTTCATACACACAACCTGCATCACAAGTTAATCCTTTAACAGAAAATTTAGAAGGTGGACTTACTGGTTGGATATTATCACAAACAGCTAACAAAGCTAAATGGACTAGAGTATTTGGTCTTCACTTTATTAATACACCATCAAACTTGTTAAGATGGAACGCACAGCATTTACCATTCTTAGGTAGATACCAGTTTCAAATGAGACACATGTTAGCTGAAGCTGAAGATGCGGCAGAAAAAGGTACATTTAAAGGATTTACAAGAAAAGCATCAGCAGGTTTAACTTCATTAAATCCACTAAGAAAGAAAAAATATTTAAACCCAGAAGCGGCGGCAGAAGCAAATGCAAGAATACAGATGGGTTGGTTACTATGGACTTCAGCAGTTACGTTTGCTATGTTAGGTAAATTTACTGGTGGTGGTTCAAGAGATTACAGAATTAATAAACAAAGAGAACAAAATACAGGGTGGCAACCATACTCTTATGTTACAAATGATGGTAGATACATTTCATTAAATAGACTTGACCCTATCTTTACACCATTCTTTATAGCGGCAGATATGTATGCAGAAGTTCAAAAGTATTTAGAAGTAAATGAAGATATGCCACAATACGTTGCTGACCAAAATATAGAG